TGCTGGCGTCTACACCAAGAGCCACGAACACATCAGCTAGTTTGAGCGCCATATACCCCGAATCCCATCATGCTCAGTGCCGCTAGGCTCATCGGCTTCTTTTCCGGCGTCGTAAACAGTTGCGCGATTTCCGCAGTCAACAACTTCGCCTCGAACCGTTTGCGCCGCAGATAGGCATACAGCAGTTCCGCCTTCGCCACATCGTCTATCCACTCCGCATCGCCGTATACCGCCGCGCTCAGTTCGTCTAGGTCGGCGCGCCAGGTTTGCCCGGAGAGCCAGTCGCGGCCAGTTGCGTGACTAGCCGCGTCAGCCGCCCAAAAGGGAACGCCAGCCTCACGCACGCCATGAATGCGTCAACCAGCTCACTCTCATAGGCATGGTCTAGCACATGCTCTCGTTGCGTCCCGATTGCATCGCTGTAGGCGAATACCATCTCCGCAATGCGTTCCGGCGATTGCATGACCATATCGCTTGCATGGCGCAGGATGGGCAGCACGCCGGTCAGGTTCGTTGCGTCAACCTCCTGCGCATTGCCCATCAGATCCGCCCATTCCTGCAATTCCGCATTGAGGAGTTGTCTCCATTCCGCATTTTTGCGCAGCGGCAACTCCTCGATCACGTATTCCTGTCCCGCTAACTCAACGCGCTCTGTTCGCATAGGTTACGCCGTGGTCGTGGCCGGAGCCGTCACGATTTGCAGAATGCCCAGCTCCTCGCCCGCGCTCTGGCCGCCGTCACCGAGAATGGTGATCTCAATCGGCACGCCAGTCGGGTTCTGCTTGGTATACGCTACGTCGCCGTTGAGCCTGATGTAGCCCTTGTGCAGGAACCACCGCACCGGCTGATTGCTGTCGGTCGTGTCCTTGCGCAGCGCCTCGATGCCGAACTTGTAGAAATCGACATCGCTCTCCGTGCCGAACGGAACCTCCGAATACCCCTTCTGCGCAGGCCCGGCGCTGGTCGGTGCTGCCGTGCCTTGCAGAATCAGCGCCATATTCGTCACGCTGTGCTCTGCCAACGTGCCCCGCACCATGACCTCGCGCCGTGTGCGTACCGCGTTCTTGGGCGAAGTCTCCTGCTCCGTGTAGACTTTCGTGAACTCCTCAGAGATGCTCAGCGTAATGCCGCTGCCCTCGATGAAGTCCCCCAGGTCTGTCCAACCCCCGCTCCACGCCGTGCCATACGCCACGGTCGTCTCATCCGGGTTCGCCGTAGATACCGGCGCGTAATAGAGTTTGCCCGGCCCAATCAAGATGTCCTGGTCTGCCATTTCAATCTCCTGTAGTGACGCAGATCACATCAATACTCACTCGAAACAACTCTGTCTCCGCCTCGTAATCGTCAATCTCGCTGATCACGCGTGTCATTTTCACGCCTGGCGTCTGGTCGGTATCCGTCCACTCCTCCGTCGCTGCTTTGACTGCCATCGCCAGCGATTGCGCTCCTGAATACGAGGCGGCCCAACAATCAATCTGATACCGTGTCTCTCGCAGGGCTGTCGTGCCAGCTTGCTCTGTGTTGCTGATGCGCCCGTAACTGATGGCCGGCAGTGTCGGCGTCTGGGGCAACTGCACCGGATACACGCGCGTGCTGACGATGCCGCTTACGCCGCTATCGGTGGTTAACCGGCTGTACAGCAGAGTCCCGATGCTCATTCGCGCCCCTTCAATTCAGCCGCCGTGGCAATGGCAAACCGTTTCCCCGCTGCCTCTTTTGCGCTGTCTATCGCCGGTCGCAGGAAAGGGCGCGCGCCCATTTTGCTTGTGCCCCGCTCCACCATGTGCGCATAGAACATGGCGAACCCTGCCAACGCAGTCCCCTCCGGCGCTTCTCGCTCTTTCCGGTGCCCCTTCTTGGCTCGGTACGTGCTGCGCTTGCTCGTCTTGACGTAGGCGCTGTCCCGCAGATCGCCGGACCGCACCGGCGCATTGCTCTGCGCAGCCGTGATGATCTCCTGCCCCGCCTCGAACAGCCCGCTCTCGTAGCCGGCTTCGATAGCCTTCAGAATCTCATCTCCGAACCAAACCACCTTGACCTTCGTCTCGCTCATAGAACCGTCAGATAGAAGCTGTTCGTAGCCTCGCTGAAATCCAAACTATAATCGCCCGTCACCACCGGCGTAACCGTCGCGCCTTCCAACACGTCACGGCACAACATAATGGTTTCCGCAGTGCGCCCCGTGGGGTCAACCATGTGCTCGATGTCCATCACCCGCGTGCCCCACAAGATGCGCATCTTAGGATGGATATCCGCCCGATAGCGGATGCGTACCTGGTAGATCATCGTCGCCTGCACCTGGGCCGCCGCGGTTAACTGCCGCTCCTGCCCACGAACCGGCGTCAACAACGCCCATACCGTCGCCACGTCGCTCCACGCAATAACCTCTCCGCCATATGCGTCACGCGTGACTGTCTGCTGTTGGATGGTAATGCGATGGCGCAAACGTCCTATCTGCATTAGTAGTAGCCCCTGTCCACCATGAGCAGCGCATCCAGGGCCAACGGCAACGTGCCCATTGTGATACCCTGCTGCGCCACAACTGCCTCACGGTTCTCGTAGAGATGCCCCACTAGCAGCATAATGGCCTGCTTGTAGATGTCCGGCACCGCCGCCGCCGCCGCCCCATATCCCGCCACCCAAACAATCGTGATGGGGTCATAGCTGCGCAGCGTAGCCGAAGGCCATTGCTGGTCCTGCCTCAGGTAAATCAACCCGATCTTGGTATCCACACCGTAGACCGTATTCGCCAGCGTGTGTTCCGTGCCTGCCGAATCGGTGTACTTGATGCTCGTCACGCTCGACAATGGAGGATACGGCAAGCGAATCACGCCGTCATAGGGCCAGTAATCAATGCCTCCCGTTAGACTTTGATTCACAAACGCCCTCTGGCTCACCTGCTCACAGTACCGTCGTGCCGCGGCGATGAGACGTGTGATTAGGTCATCCTCGGTGCTGTGATCCACACGCAGATGCAGTTTCGTTTCGGTTAGTGTCACTGGCTCCAGCGCAGGCGCCGTGGTGACGTTCACTGTCTCAGCCGGTAGTTTCATCCTTGCACCTTCCACGCCACGCCAAGAATATCCGTGTTCAGCCCTGCCCCGGCCAGTCCGGTTCCTGTCATTTCAATATGATAGTTCTCCAACTGGCCCGTCAGGTCGAATAGAAACTTCATCCCATCTGGCATGATGCGCCAGCAGTCCACCGGGTGCGGATGATAGTGCCATGCCGTGTGCGTCACGATTACCAGCATCCCGCCCGGCTTGAGCACCCGCACCAGCTCCGGCACCCACAGCCAAATCGCCTGCACATGCTCCATCGTGGAACCGCTGATCACGATATCGTATTGCTCATCGTCAAACGGGAACCAGTACAGATCACCGCTCACGATGTCCACATTCTTGCCGCTCACGATGTCCATGCCCGTGTAGCGCCAACCCTTGCCCTCAATCAGGCCGCGATAGTTGCCGTTGACATCGAATGAACCGACATCTAGACAGTTCGGCTGGCCCACGAACCCATCGGGCGTCTGCCACATATCAACAGCCTTCGTAATCGCCTGCAATGCTAATGGATGCATCAGACTGCCCAACCCTCTGCCCGCAACATCTCCAGAAATTCGATTTTGTATTGGTGCAGGCCGTGATAGCTGTCCTTCCCGTCAATCACTGACCCCACGTCCACATCTGCAGGCCGCAAGTCAAAGCCGAGAATATGGTCGGCGTAATAGCACAGCCACAGGTCATCACATTGCCCATTGTGTGTGTTCAGCGTTGCAACGTCGTCATCCCGCACTACATCCGCCGGCACAAACAGGTTGCTGCCCCATAGATAGTGACATCGCTCACCTGCCGCAATCGGCTCACGCTGCCAGTAGTTGCCCGTGAAGCGGAAGCCCTTCCAGCCTCGTACCGTATCCGGCATGGCCGCTGTCCGCCATTGCTCCACCAGCCGCGTCCCGATGTCGAGGTCATCATCCAGCGTCATGAACCAGTCGTATCGGTCCGCGTTTTCGTGCATCACCTCGATGCGGGCAAACGGTCCCCGATTCGTAGGATTGACCACCACAATCGTATGCAAACTGCTCAAGCGCGCCTGCTCCATGACCTGCCGCTCCAACGTGGCGTCATTGACGATAAGCCACAGGTCGAACTCCTGATCAGTCTGCGCCTCCAGTTGCCGCAACAGGATGGGCAGCCGTTCGATTCTGCGCCACACGCAAGACATGATGCCGATTCTACTGCCCATCCGCTTTGCCCCATCCCTTGCGCGGCGCTTCCATTGCCACGACATCATGCCAGTACACGGAGTGCACACCGGCGTCGAACACAGAGTGAATGAGCCGATAGTCCATTGCCAACTGCGGTGTAATCGCCGGCGCATGTTTCTGGAATACTTCTCGCCTCAGGACGAAGCTGCTCGAACTGACGTGCGTGAGTACCGGAGGCTTGCGCCAGTATTTGTCCTCCGGCAATAGGGCGTGACACTTGGCCCGCATCATGATCACATCCGGGTTATGCTCGTCTACGATACGTTTCAGATCCGCCACCAACGTATCACACAGGCAAACATCATCATCGTCTAGAATCCAGATGTAATCGCCTTCTAGGAACGGCGCATATTGCCGCACATTCCAGTTGGCCCATTCGACGCCACGCCCTTTGTGGTCAATCAAGAGCGTTTGCTGCCAATCGTCGCAGGTCTGCCGCGCTAGGCTTTCTTGGTTGCGCGCCAGCCCGTTGGGCCGTTTGGCGTAATGCCTAGTGATGATCTCCAGAAACATCAGCCGTGACCTTCCGTCTCCGTGGCTTGATTTTCCGTACCTGAGCCATTTCCCGCTCTTGCACTACAGGCGCAACCGCAACCTCACGCTCATCTGTCGTGTTCTCAATGTTATTCATCACCTGAACATATCCGGCTCGCTGCAACTCAGCCGCGACATCAATCGGAATGCTGTAATACCGCCCATGTTTCAGCGGCTTGCTCTCGCGTTCGATGTTGATGTTTACGTCTTGCAATGCCAACACCCTTGCTATCACACCTCCTCCTCTCCACGGGTTCAATTCGATGCCATTGTGAAAATGCCCGCATGTGATATCCGCTCGCCCTATCTGCAAAATGTTTCGATGTAAACAGTCCACGGCGAAGGGGATATCCGGCGCATATTCCCCGAAACGAAACGGCACGGTCTCCAGCACGGACCGCCTGAACAATGTGCATCCGAATCCTGCCCCGCTTACCTCGATGGTTCCCTGTTTTCGTGCCCGCTTCAGCTCATCGGGAAACAGACTCAGACTCATGCCGATGTTCCTGGTTCCCTCTTTGCGAAACAGGTTGATCACCGTTGACCCATGCCGCAGTGCATAGGCCGCGTACACAACTGGCGCATCCGTGTTCCATAGGTTCTGTACCGCCCCTGGAGGGAGCGTCATGTCATGCTCAACCGAGAGCATGGCATCGTAGCCTCCCTCCAGGGTCATCTGCCGGCCTCGCTGAAACTGCACGCAGACATTGCGCATGTCACGCCCTGGATACGGGTTCTCCTCGTTGATGATCCAGTCCACTTCGCCGTTGAAGGTCTGAGTCTCAACGCTCTCAACCGTCTCCGAGCGCAACAAGTTGTCATAGGTTGGCGTGAAGATCAGCAGCCTAGCCATCATCCCTCACTATGCGGTTGGATGGGTTGCGTACTGGATTGCCTCGGCCTGGAGCACGCCGTATACGGCATCGAACCAGAACCACAACCGCACCTGGCCTTTGCTCGCCACACTATACGGGTCGCGCAGCGTGGTAAGTCCCGTCCCTTCACGCATACCCAGGAAGTTGAAGTTGCCGAAGATCATCGACTTCGCAGAGGCCGCATACGCCGTCGCGTAGGAGCTCCGGTTCACCGGATAGCCGCCCAGCGTCGGCCCAGTAACCCCGCCTGCCGGCGTCGCCTGGAAGTAGAACCCATCGCCCACCAGCCCGGTCAGGTACGCGTACGTAGTCGGATGCATGATCCACTGCGACCCGTCCTGGTACTCCGGCATGACCTTTCCGATTAGCTCCATCACTTCCGCCGCGCCGATGGCCGTGGCGCTGTCCAACGTCAGGCCCGCGGTGCCGTTGGTCGTGACCTCGGTCACGAGCAGCTTGTTGTGCGTTGCCGCCCAACCGCGCGCCACCCAGTTGTTGAGGAATGCCATCAGGTTGGCATCCTCATCCCGGAGCAATTCCCAGGTGAGGGTGATGTACTTGGCGTACTTCGCTAGGGTGAATGCCTTCTCGCTCAGTTCAGGCGCATCCTGGTCGATGTCCGCGCTTTCCGCCTCAACCAAGAACAGCACGTCAGCCTCGTTGTCAATCGGATAGTTGACAGTGGTTCCCTTGCCGGGGATGCGCCGCACACCCAGCTTCGGAGCCAGCATCATCTCGTCGCGCCGGGCAACGATATCCTGCACCATGCCGACCGGAACCACCACCTCGCCGTCGCCGGCTGTGGTCACGTTCATGTCGGTATTTTGATAGGCCCGCAACTCAGCCATCGTACCCATATCGCCGGTGCGCAGGTAGCGGCAGTAAATGCCCTCCGGCGTGTCCGGCGTGCGCCGCTGGTGGATGGCGGGAGCCTGTCGCACTTCGCCCGGCTCCGGGCGCTCAATCGGCAGAGTTGCAACGAACAGGCTGCGGTCAATCGTGCGCTGCAGTCGTTCGGCTTCGCCCTTGAGCGTGTCCCACTGTGCGGTTTCCGTCTCATTCAGGTCGCGGCCCTCAGCCGCAGCCGTCTCGTTGATAGTCGCCATTTCGCTGCGCACTTCCTCGGCGCGGCGCTTGGTGTCCTGAATCGCATTCTTCATGGCTTAGTCTCCTAGCCCCAAAATAGTGATGTACCGTTGTCTGTACGCCTGTGCCAGCCGCGCCCGCAGCTCGTCAGGTGTTTCGTTATGAGCAACGCCCTGGGTGAGCGCCCGCTGCACCCAGTCCGGCGCTGATCGCATGATAGATACTGCCGTGGCCTCGTAGGCCGGGAACGTAACGGGCGATACCTCCACCAACGTCGCCTGCCGCAGCAGACGCAGCGGCGTGCCGTCGTCATCCTCTGCCCATTCATCCCCGCCATTCGGCACGTTGAAGCCGAATGACATCTGGTCTACGTCCCCACGTTCGATGAGCGTAACCGCATCGCGGCCCGTCTGCGTGTCGGGAGGCTGCAACTCGAACGCAAGCCCCTTGTTGTCCTCCCACAGTCGCAACGTACCCGCCCGCGTGCGCCCTAGCACTTGGCTGCTGTCGTGCTGCCACAATGCCCGGATGTCGCCCATCAGACTGCCGGCGAAGGCGCCCGGCATGATCATCTCGCGGTAGCCATACAGCATAACGCTCTTGCTGTTGAACACAGCCGCATAGCCCGCAACCGTAGGCCCGCCGTCGTCACGCCGCACTTCCAGCCCGTCAATGCCGAACGTCCGATGTTCCATGCCCGGCGTCACCGCGTTTATCTCCGCCTCGTCGCCCTTCTCCAATTGCGCCAACACCTCGGAGAGGGACGCCAACGCCTCACGCAATTTTGTTTCGTTCTTCGCAGATAACACTCTGCCCGCCATATCCCCTCCTACCCTGCGACAATCACGCAGTCACAGCCGCCATGTAGCGGCGGATGCCCGATATTGCGCACAGCCGGGAACGGCGCAACCCCGTCGCCCGCGTTCAGGCTGTCGCCCTCTTTTAGAAAATAGCTGTCAATCCCCACTCGCCTGCCGTTCAGGCTTTGGCACAATGGACAGTCGCCGCCCGACCACACCAGATAGCGCACGCCTAGCGCCGCATACCCGAACTTCGCCAGCGCATTGCCCGCCTCGAATGCCTGTTCTCGTCCCGTCTTGACGGCTCGGTTCTCGTCCCAACCGTCCATGCGCTCTAGAATGGCCTCAGCCGCCGCGTCATCGTCCGGCGCTTCCGCCAAAAGCGCCCGCAGTTGCTTCTCGCCGCCCACGGTGTAGACCTGCGCCAGATTGTTCAGGTATTCGGTGATCCAGTCCTCGTCAATGACCGGCGTCTCCTGCCCCAGCTCGCGCGCCACTGCCGCTAGAATCTCATCGGCCAGTGTCAACATCAGCGCCCGGAAATAGTCGGGCAGCACCCCGCGCATCTCCTCATAGAAGGCCGTTAGCCACTTCTCAAAGTCGACTACGCTGCGCTTGCCCAGATATTTGGGCACCGCACGCCGGATGTCCGCCGTCTCACGCTTCACCAAACGCCCAGCCGCCTCCTCGAACAGCCGCACATAGCGTGTGATGGCCTGTTGCCGAGATACCCGAAGTTCGACAACGCGCTTATCGTCGCGTGTCTCAATGCCCGACACGTCCCGCTCTTCTTGCGGCGCTTCCTCAACCGGCGCGGGAGGCTGCTGGCCGGCCGGCATCATGTTCAGCGGCACCAGCAGATCATCGGCCCCGTCAACCGGGTTAAGATCCTCCTTCTCGCGTACCTCGTTCGGCGTAAGAATACTGTTCTGGATGCCGATGCTGTACGCCTGATACCGGGTCAGCGTATCGCCGCGCAGCAGCCCATCAGCCAGATGCTTGACAAAATACTTGCCGCGTTCGTTAGGCGTCAGTAGGTCGCGCTGGATGGCCTGTTCAATGCGCACCATCCACGGCCGCAAAGTATGCACGACAAAATCAATGCTCTGGTGCTCAATATTGCTGAAGGTGGCCCGCTCCAGGTCTGCCAGCATGTGCGGAGGAACACGGAAGATACGGGCAATCTCCGTCACCTGAAACTTACGCGTCTCCAGGAATTGCGCTTCCTCAGGCGGGATGCCGATGGTCGTAAGGTCCATCCCTTCTTCAAGCACGCGCGTCCGGTGCGAATTCTCTAGACCCTGATGA